ATGTCAAAGCCTAAGAAAGAACATAATTATGGATATCTGAATTTTTTTGATATCGAGCGTAGCGGTCTCTATCGTGTTCAGCGAAAGTCCTCTGGAAAGGAGCTGATTTCAAAAAATTATGGACTGGAAACCAGCACTGTTTTTCGCGCGCTTACCAAATGGGTAAATAGTCGCGGCTTTAAAGACACTGCTCCTTGGCCGACAAAAGGAGAGTCCGGCACTGATTCCGTAATGTGCTACTGTCGCGAAATTAAGGAGTTTCCTAACGGCGAGTTTATGGTCGTATTGTGGAAGCATGATCCGACAGATACTCGGGGTTTTCGAGGTCTGGAAATCGGGTCAGATGGAAAACCCACGGGTAACTATATTACGAATACTGCCTCGACGACAGGTGAAAATTATGTTTGGGGACACCCTTGCTACTATTGGATTTTGCCGGATAAGGATCTAGTTGTTTCTCTTAAGTTTGATGACTCAAAGTGCGATTCGGAGCTTATGCAGAAGTGGGTTAATTATTGTGTAAGGTACCGACTTAAATTCCCTGGTTATAACTCTCGCCAGCCTGGTGACTCAGAGACGAGAATTGCGTTTAGTCTCCCTCAAAGCCCTGAAACATATAATTTGCTTTACAAGTTCTCTGCTTGCATCAAGATCTTTAAGACGAGTGAAGAGTATTTGGAGAGGATTTGCGAAAAAACCAAGTATATGCTATTGCGTAACGAGGTTGTCGTTAGCGATGCCGCTAAGGAAGTAGAGATGGAGGTGGTTGTCTCGGGGAAAGATGGCCTCGACAAGGCAAATATTGAGATATTTAATTATTTTCAAACGTTCATGGCGAAGTTTTTTCCTAAGGCGAAAGAGACAGACGACAATATCAGAAAGGTTGAGATTAGGTTGGAGGCTACGCCCTCTCTTGAACAAATAAAAGAATTGATCACGTATTCATCTGGCTTTAGTGATGATGGCTGGGCGGATGTTATATTTATTGATGAAAATGAAAGTGGTACATCGATTAAAAGCCATAGAATTGTGGAGCGTGTTGTACTTCCGCCAGCCATCGATGCATACAGCTGTGATCAATTGTATAAGGCATTGTCGGCAACTAGGGATGTGTTTTTACCAATTGTAAGCGGTGCTAAAAAAACGGATGAACCAGCCGAGTCGGTAGCCAGGGTAACTTCATGAAAGCGATTATTGCTTGCTTGATAACTCCTCTCTTGATGCTTTTTTTTAGAGTTGAAATCGATCCCGCCGCGGTATCAAGCATACTTGGCTTGCTCGTTGGCATCGCGGGTGCAATTTTTACAATTATGAGTATTTGGGTTGCATTTCTATACCCCAGTGTTTTGAAAACACTTAAGGGTGAAAACTTAGTAAATGTAGACTTTTCTGCCGGTGGAGAGTACACCGCAAGACTTACAGAGATTATTAGCGTTATAGTGCAGTCAGCTTCAACTATGATTGTTGCGGTTGTGCTTTTAGTACTTGTATCTATTGGGAAAAATTTTGGCTTCAATGCAGAAGCTTGGATCAAAGGTACATGTCAGTTTGGTCTCCTTTTCGTCAGCGGACTTCAAATCTGTGCATTGATAAGCACTATTCGTATTAATTTGAGTTTTATGGATGTCCTTGAAAAGCAAAGAAGTAAACGTGCGAAAGATTGGGATGTTTGATGGTTGGAAAATGACTCCGTGTGATAGTGTTTTTTATTTATGAAGGTTTAACCGCTACGCTTGCAATCGTGTGAAAATGGTCTTGTAAATAGGCGTTGTTGATGGTTTTTTGATTTGCGCTCATGCATAGGTAAACAGATAATGCGTATTTATAAGCCGGGTGAGAAACTGCCCTACTCTAAAGATTGGCCTCCAGAGAGTTACTATGTCAAGTCTAGCGCGGTCAGTAATGCCACCAAAAAAGCATTTATGGAACTGCTTAAAGATGGCGTTAGTGAGACCGTCGTAGATTCTTTTCTTAGAAAGAACTCGGCGTTTTTTGGTCAGTGCCTAAATTTTACAAATTTTGGCCATCATGGCATGTGGGTTGTTTCTCAAAAGTTAATTGATCCCGGGGCAACCCCGTCACAAAAAGGCTTACGCCCTGACTATCTGTTTGGCGGAAAAAATTCAGACGGCTTCTACTGGTGCGTGGCCGAGTTGAAAAGTCCAAGTGCTCGCCTATTTAAGCGCGGGAAAAATGGCAGAAATATTTCGTTCTCCGAAACTGCAAATCAGGGCATCTGTCAATTGCTACGGTACATGGATTACTGTAGTGCGAATCAGAGTTTTTTTCGCGATCATTTCAAATTGACTGATTTTCGCGAGCCAAAAGGGTTTCTCATCATAGGGCGTGAAGAAGAGTTAGAATTAGATGAGCAGCTGCAAGAGTTGAAGAGTGCTTGGAATCGATCGTCTGGTGGGCGAATAATGATTCGCTCCTACGACGCTTTGCTCCGAAGTTCCTCCTCCTCCTGGGCAGAGATCGAACACGGTTGATCTCGAGGTACTCAATAAACTTCTGCCAGCAAAAAAAGGTAAAATCTTGAGAATCGTATTCGATGAAGCTATGGATCTAGATGAGCCGATATGGCGTTATCTCAGGCCCGATCGATTTCTTGACTTAATGGGTAGCGAAAATCTTTATTTCGCTGCAGCACGTCAATTTCAGGATCCATTTGAAGGTGCGACTGCTGTGCTGCCACCTGGCACAAAACTCGATCCGCGGTTTCTACCGCAGAACGAGTATGGCGAGAAAGCCTTTGAAGAATTGCGGCGTCTCACAAAGATTTGCTGCTGGCATCGTGCCGAATATGAAAGTGATGCTATGTGGCAGCTATATGCCTCGGCCTGGAAAGGCGTGGCTATTTTAAGTAGCCCTAGAAAGCTAGCTGAAGCAATCCAGCCCTTTAAGCTGAGGGAGGACTATACAGATGAAACTCTCTGGGCTGGCAATGTCAGATACATCGATCTTCTTCAAGAGAGGCTCGAAGTCAACATGCTTGAACGTTTCATGTATAAACATCAGGCGTTCTCTTGGGAGCAAGAGTTTCGTTTGGTGATATCTCTTAGATTGGCTGAGGAGTACGGTGCCGAGGTTCCTAATGAAGGTATTAGGGTGGTAGTCGATCTTCGCCTACTCGTCGACCGGATCTACCTCGGACCACACCTCGCAGAAGAGGACATTAAAGCGATTAGGCTAGCCGCGGAAGCTGCAGGCGTGGGTGATCGGGTAATGGTGTCTAGTATGCTTGGTGTGCCTAGATACACCTGAGTGATGGGTACGTGATCGGCTAACTCGGACCGTTTTGACTACGGTATGTGAGTCATTTCGTAGGTTTTACTATCTCACCGACTCGCCTATAGACCTTCTTAGTGATCTCCTCGGTAGAGTGGCCCAATAGCCGGCTCGCGTGTGTCAGGTCTATCTCGCTAGCAGCTTTCGGCCGAATGTCCTTGAACTGAAATTGTCGAATGCTCGTGGCCAATGCTGGGTCGCCATCAGCCGCAGCTTTGATTGCCGCCTTCTCCCGCGCGTCGTCCCACCGATTGCGCAACATCTGCTGGCTCATTCGAAGTCCAGACGCGTTGGTGATCAAGGTTGAGGTCCGAATACCGTTGATTGCTCTACGTTCCTGCAGGTCTTCGATAAAGGCGCTCAGCCCGGACTGTACGCCTGCATCCTCCAAACGAAGGCGTAGGCGTTTTTCGGTCTTGCCCTGGCCAATCAGCAAGAAACCGTTGTTCAAGTCGGTGGCTGCAATCTTGAGCACATCGGCGGGGCGTTGGCCGGTAAGGTAGGCCAGATCCATCGCGTCCTTCAGCTCCTGTACCGCCTCTGCGTATACCGCGTTCCATACTGTTTCACCTGCATAGTAGTCCCGTGGCTTTTCCTTGTTGCGGCGAACGCCAAAGCAAGGGTTTGCTTTGTCAGTCAGCCCCCATTCGCGTGCAATGGTAAAGGCATGGGAGAGCAGGGCGATCTCACGGTTGGCTCTGACCTTGGCTGTCCTGGCGTCTCGGTATTGAGCTATTACTTGGGGCGTGATTGACTCAATGGGGGCGCTCTCAAACGCTCTTCTCAGTTGCTTGAGTTCTTTGCGGTTATCGGACTGGGTACGAATTGACTTGCCTGGGATGATTTCTTTTTCATACCGGTCGAACACGTAGCCCATAAGATGGTTGGGTTTCGGTGGTGTTTTTCGCTCGAGCCTTGCCCATTCGACTGAATCGCCCCGGATTCTCTAGACACCTTGCAAGCTCATTGCGTAACGCTTTTCAAACTCTACCGGTGACAGCTGATTGTTGAAACCATGGCGGCGTTTTGCGTTGTAGAACATCTCGATGTAATCAAACACATCACTACGAGCATCTTGCCGCGAGGTGTAGATTTTCCGCTTGATCCGTTCCCGTTTCAGAAGCTGGAAAAAGCTCTCGGCCACGGCGTTGTCATGACAGTTGCCTCGGCGACTCATACTGGCAACCAAATTGTTCGCTTTCAAAAAACTGCGCCAATCGGAGCTGCTGTACTGGCTGCCCTGGTCGGAGTGAACCATCACCTCCTGTTTCGGTTTTCGCCTCCAAACCGCCATTAATAACGCATCAATGGCCAAATCACTGGTCATCTGCGACTTCATTGACCAGCCAACGACCTGACGAGAAAACAGATCCAGCACCACCGCCAAATACAGCCAGCCTTCATACGTACGAATGTAAGTGATGTCGGTGACCCAAACTTTGTTGGGTTCTACGACATCGAACTGGCGCTTCAGTAAATTGGGTGAGGCGACCGCAGGCTTACCGCCGTATTTGCCAGGACGGCGTCGATACCCTGTCTGAGAGCGCAGACCTTCAAGACGCATCAGCCTCGCCACACGATGCCGACCACAATCCTCACCGACTTCGCACAGATCGTCATGGACTTTGCGATAGCCATAAACGCCGCCGCTCTCCAGCCAGGAATGCTTGATCAAACCCAGCAGTCGCTGGTCGTCTTTGGCGCGTACAGATTGCGGCTCAGACAGCCAGGCGTAATAACCGCTGGGATGGACTTTCAGCGTCAGGCAAAGCCGTCGAATGGAATAGTCGCCCGCGCGCTGCTTGATAAAGGCGTACTTCAACCGCACTCCTTGGCAAAGTACGCGGCGGCCTTTTTTAAGATGTCTCGCTCTTCGGTGACCCGCTTGAGTTCGGCTCGCAGACGACGCAGTTCAGCGTGCTGATCGTCGTCTTGCTGCCGCTCTGCTTGAGGTTTGCTGTAGCGCTTTATCCAGGCATAAAGGCTATGCGTCGACACGCCAAGACGCGCCGCCACATCAGCGACAGGCAGCTTCTTTTCGGTCACTTGATTGACCGCTTGGATTTTGAATTCTTCGGGATAACGTGGGTTGCTCATGGCACCTCCTGATTGGCCTCAGTTTAAGGCAAAGAGGTGTCTACGAAACCCGGGGCGATTCAGACCTTCGCTTGGTCCAGATCGGTGCCCAACGGAATCTCCTTTCGCTTTCCGTCCACAGTCCTGCCGTCGTAGTAATACGATGTCCAGGTCTTTCCACTCTTACCCTTGCGGATGCGCCGTATCATCCGGGGCGGTAGATCTCGATTGGCTGTGCTTTTCTGGCGCATAGGTCAGCTCACATTCGAAAGGTCGAGCGTCCATGTTTCGGCTACTGCGTTGGACGCCGAGGGCTTAACGCCGGCAAGTTTTAGTCGCGCGTATACCCGACCTACGACAGGGCGTCGGGCACCGGTTAAAACGAACTCCCAACGATTGTCAGTTAGCCATTGGATTTGTTTGTATGGGAGCAGATAGCCAGTGATAACTGTCAGCTCTTCCTCGGTGAGGGTTTCGCTTTGTATTTCCATGAGGTGGTCCTCACCGCGTTTGGCGGCAGAAGGTGGCCAGCCGCTCGCCAGCAGGCATTTAGGGGGATGAAGGTTAGGCGGTTTCGATTTTGATTTGAGAGGTGATCCAGTCGCGCATGCGAACCCAGCGTTGTTCCGGCGTTTCTGCCTGCCAACTGGCTTCGTCGTTCATGAAAACGATCTCTGATGCCATGGCAGGGGCGATATCAAAGGCTTCGCCTACGGCCTCTCGGTCATCCGGATCAAGCGTCGTCATATCGACGCCACGTTTCGCTCCTAACACGCCGATGGTGCAGAACTCACCCTCCGCTTGCAGGGAGTCGGCGATGAGACGCTTAGTCGGCATCGCCTCCAATGCATCACGCAGTTCTATCAAGAAGGCCTGTCCGCGCTTACCCTTGAGCGCAGAGTTGACAGCGCCCCTCCAACAGACAAGACCCCACCCGCCGTAATCATCGCTGTATCCGCTGCGGCTCATGGAGTCACCTCCCGGCGCGCCCACCAGCAGACAGGGCCGTCGTCAGTGTCCCCAATCGAAAGACAGAACCAGCCCTCGCCATCGGGCCTTTCTGGCTCCCAATAGCTGCAATCAGGATCGCCAGAGTTGAGGTAACGATCAGAGATCGCCTCGTCGGCGTACTCAATGCTCGCGGTCTTCAGGACCAGGCCTTGCTCAGCGAGCCACTGCTTGCACTTGTCGCCGTCTCCCTCATCGAACGAAGGCAGGCCTGGGTACCGGAACATGCCGTTCTCGTCGCGCCGGACAGGCCAGTGCTTTACCAAGCCAACACGATCCAAGCGCTCAATTTCTGCCAGCAGAAGAGCGGCAGCCTTGACCATGTCACGGCGCCGATCAGCGCTTGGTTTGAAAGTTGCCTGACCCCAGGGCCAAGCTGTACAGATGCTTGTTGGATTTCCGGCAAGGCGCGCGTAGATCGCGCCGGCTTCTGCCAGCTCGCTCTTCACGTACAGGTCATCCCGGTACAGCGAGTAACCCTCGGCTGAAACCTGGCGTTGACGTTCGGCGACGACATCCCGTGCTGCGCGATTGAGGCTAATTGCAATTTCTTCAGGCATGACTTCGTCCTTGCCGCTATAGCGGCTGGATTTGAGGGAGGTTGTGCTAATAGCGGGTTGTACCGTGTTGTGGCAGGATTCGGCAGGGTGGATCAATTATTCAGGCAAAATCATGGCAGAAGACTCACGATATTCAGAGACGCCAAGAAAAAAGTTCGACCTTGTTGATGAGTCAGATAGAGGGGCGGCGATAGTTGGCGCAGCATTACTTGAAGATAGTCTTGTCAGCATGCTCAAGGAAAAAATGTTGCTGGATGTGATGTCGCAAAAACAGGTCAAGGATATTTTTGACTTAAGCGGACCGTTATCTAATTTTTCGGCAAAAATATCTATAGCTTTTGCGTTTGGTTTTATAGATAAAGCCACTTTTGATGATTTGCAAATAGTAAGAAAGCTAAGAAATAAGTTTGCTCATTCTTCAGGAAAGCTTTCGTTTGATGATGGTGAAGTAAAATCGCAGATCAATAATATGCACTGCTTCAAACTCGCCGTTCAAGAGTTCCCGAGACGTTTTTCACCGAGCTCAGATGGCGAGCCGGATGAATGGAAAATGCGTGCGGATGGTTTTATTCGCCTTAACAAGGCCGCGTTTTCGATAGCGGTTAAAGATCTGTCAATGCGAATAAAATTTTCTCCAATTATTCGGGATCTTAAGATCCACGGTTTGCCCCTTCCGGAAGCATTCACTATTTTCAAGGATATTTACGATTCATAAGTTTGTTGATCGATGACTTTCTGACCTTGCTGATTGTGTGAGCGTCTTTCATACCTTTACCTGCTTTTGTTCTTGGCGCAGCGCGTCCTGAACGGCCTCAACGACGCGACGCAAGTATGTGAATTCGTGATTTTCCTCGATCGCCTTGTCGTCGACTGGGAAGTGCCATTCATCTCCGAACAGCTCCGTCAGTAGCTTGCTGTGATGCCAGCACTCGTTTGGCGACTCGACGCTGGTCAGAACCTCGATGTCCTGCCATAGCTCGCGAGCCTCGCTCTTGCTCAGCTCGCCAAGCTCCCAGTCTGTTGTCGGCGGCGCTGGACAACGCACTTCTTGGCGAAGGCATGGAGCGCGTCTCCGCTGAATCGCGTGCTACTGATCCCGCGATCCAGGCAGTTCAGAACATAGGGCCAATCGCACCTCACTACGAACTCGGCAACCGTGCGAGGTCCCATTCCACCCCAGTATGCGTTCCAGCTCTTGTCCCAACAGTTGATCGTGACCTTGCCCTGGGCAGTCTGGTAGTTCGGGTCGGATTCAGTCGGGCAGTCGCGGCGACCGAAGTCCTCGAGGAAAACCGTTATCGGCTCGAGCCGCGGAGCTCCGGTGATCACCAGTTTCGTGACTGTTGAACGCTCAACCTTCAGCGGCTCGGCCTGTTTGTTTTCTGTAGGCATGGGAAGTCCTTGCCGCGGCGGGCACGGCGGTGGATAGCTGACGGGGTTCAGCTACAGTTGAAGGATTACTCACAGGGAGGTTTGTATGGGAAAGGATAAGTGTGTTATCTGCGGCTCACTGGCCGATCGGATGCTTCCGGTAGCAGGTTTCGTCGAGTTCAACTGCTTGGAGTGTCGGAGCTATTCCATCAGCGAGGACGTTCTTCGATCGGTAGCTGAAGACGGGCGAAGTTTCTATGTCGCCCGAACACAGACGCTCCTGGAGGCAGAGCGCAAAGGTCGGCCTATTCCAGTCATCACACGCCTTGAGGTTACGGTTCACGAGCTTATGAGCCCCATTGTGAATTTTGACTAGGTCGACTTTTTCGATGGAGCGTAGTCTGCCCAGCCAATTTTCAGCGTCTTCGTCGTGGCGTTGATGATCGGCTTGCCCTTGGCGCCCATCAGCACGGCTTTGGCCCTTATCTGCATGTCGCGGCACCATGTGGTCTTGCGTGCCAGCTCAATGAACTGTTCGGCGTACTGAGGCGCGTCGAACCGCTGCGAGAGTTGGCGAACCGCATCCCCCGGTGATTTTTTCAGTGCGCTTGGCGGCCACTTCCAACCATTCAGCCTCGGGTATCGGCTCGACGCCACCGGGCCCCTTGGCGTTCTTTCGGGTGCCGGCGTTTTCCTTGCGGGCCTCTGCCATGGCGACATCGAGGGTCATTCCAAACCGCCAGGGTGACGTGATTGGTTAAGTTGGACTATTTATTTGCACTCGCGAAAAACCTGACGGTGACCGTGATGAGTGCGAAAACCGCTGTGATGGCGATTCGGGTAATCGGTGAAGAGGTTGTGCGCCTGCTCAGCCTTACTGACGAAGACCTTGAACTTGAGGCTCATCTCGGGTTGCAACTGATTGGTGAAATTGCTCGATGGCGTGACCTTGTTTACGAGCTTAAACCGCTACTGCTCCGGGCTGAGTTAGGGCGGGTCAGGCAAACAGGTTTCGGCTTTTCCCTGTGTTCAGGTAGTGAAGGTCTTGGATTGCCATCTGCTGATCTACGGTGAACATCGGATTGCATTCGGTACAGTGACCGGCAATCCGAACAGCGTGAAAGCTCAGCTCATCCAGGTCGTGTTCCCGGAGGCATGACGGGCAGGTAACCGCCAGTTCAGCATCCGGACAGCAATGTTCAGCGTCCTTCTTGTCGCTGTGGGCCTGCTCGCAAGCTGGGCACACCCAGCATTCAGAAACCTCTGGCTGACAACACTGCTTCGCATCGTCCTCCCAGTCGTGAAGCTCATTGCAGGCGCTGCATTCCCACTTTAGGGTGACTTCGCCTTTTTTGCTCATGGTGTTCTCCAATACAGGCGCCACCCTCCGTTACAGGTGGTGGCAATTTGGTTTGAGTTAGGGTATTACGGGTGTCCGGCATGGAGCCGGATCATGGCTGGGAGAAATGGGTTTGTCGTATCGTATAGAGAATGAAGTTAAGAAAAAGTACCGGAAGTACAATCCTAGTTATATAAAAGTAGTTGGTCCACGTTATGTTGAATTTGACCTTGATGAATATGGTCGCTGTAAGGCGGAGTATTTACTTAGTGAAGGCTTGGTTATTCTGAGGGGCGGTCCTGAGGACGATTTCTATAACGATCTCGAACTATATTGGAAGCCACACGATGACCCGCAGTTTGGTGTTAAGCCTTGTTGTGAGGCCGGGATGGCGGCGGTGCTCGAGGGCAACTCCGTTTATTTTTCGGTGAAAAAGCCAAAGAAGGTAGCGAGAGATGGATCGTCGCCTGTTCTCCAATGTGGCCGGTGTAGAAAATGCTGGTGGTACGATAATAGCCAGGTCCCGGCAAAGTGGATCCCATCCGATTAATTTAAGTGGAATTATCATTCAGCCGCTAAGATTGGTGTTGATATACGCGAGTCTTCGTCTCCCGATGCAGCGAGTAGCGTGGATTAATGTCACGGCGGCATGTCACGCAATGCGAATGTGATCAGCCAGTTGTTCGTCGGTCATGCGGTCAGCGCCGCGAATAAAGCGGGAAATCAGGTCTTGCTCTTCGTCGATTTCGGCCCTGGCCATGACTCGCTTTAGCGCTGCGTCATCGCTGTGATAAAGCTTCGTGACAATCTGGCGTGACAGTAGCGCGGCTTCTTTTTCCGCCTTGGTCATCTTGTCCCGTTCGCGCTGATCGCGTTTGCGCTCGGCTGGGTTCTTGGCCATGGCCTACCTCTTCAATTCCGCTGGCCGGCAGTGCGAGCCAGGTTTGTCTTTCGCGCTGCTGGATGCGGGCTATGCGGCGCATGAAGTGCAACCTTGGCGCGCTTTGGGGTAGTCGATACCGTGGTTGGTGATGATCCGCTCAAAGGCTTTGTTGCCGATTGCCAGTTTTCCGCAGGCCTGGCGCCGGGTGATGCCCAACTCCAGGAAGGTACGGATCCGCTCAGCGTACTTTTCGTCTCGGGCCTCGACTTGTTCATGCCGATGCCTATCGCTTGCACCGCCCCGGGCTGCTTTCTTGAAGGTGATCTCGTTCAGCTTGGCGTGTTTGTAGACGTTCCGCCGGCTGATGCCGAGGGCTGCGGCCGCTTCTGACTGGGTGTGGGTGCCGCTTAACTGGCGCATGTGCTCTATCAGCTTTAGGCGGGCCTGCTCTCTGATATCGAACGCATCCAAAGGCAGAGATGTCGATTCAGTGCGGCGCCGAACAAATGGCTTCGGCGCTGGCGGCATCTGGTTGCTGTACGTGATCGGCTTAGGCTTGTAGCCGAGTGGCTTTGCCACATCAATCTTGCCACCCGTGGCTAGGAACCGTTCGATCTGAGCGGTCAGATCTTCGGATGCAGGACGAAGCTGCTCAATCATGCTGAGGTGGTTGCTGATCATCGAGACCTCACTTGATTCTGATTGAGCTTTCGCCACGTTCCAGATGCGCCCAGATTGGCTCTGGAATCAGTTCGTGCTCGGCGTCTTCGCCAGCCTGAATGCGCTTGCGGACGGCTTCGTTGTGATCGCGAATTTCTTTGAGCCTGGTGGCGATAGCGTTTTTGTCCGCAACGATGTCCGTTTTAACCACTGTAAAGTCATCGGGGAGGTCATTTTCTTTGTCGACGATGACCTTCTCGGGAGCCAGCGCAAGCGTGATGGTAAATAGGGGACGTTTGATCGACTTAATATCAGCGGCCTCCATGTTTCTGCGGAGGTAATCGTTGAGCTTGCCGACGGTGTTCTTCTTGATCCGCTTGAGCTCATTCAGGCGGTCGACCTCTTTTTCAATCGCATCGATATCGCCACCGATGTTGCGCGACAACATGACAACGCTTTCAGCCTTCACCTCAAACTCACCGATGATGCCGTCCATAGTGTCCTGGATGGCCTGGCTCAGGTTTTCATCATCTGTGTCGGCCATGGCTGCCAGTTCGGCCAACTGACCGGTCAGTGCGTAGAGCTCAGTCATGCTGCTGACTCCTCATCGAATTTAGGGGAGAGGTCTTTCAATTCTTTGGCGATTCGTTTGACGGCGGTGTCGTCATTGCGCGCTGTAAGTCGACGTACCGCGTGATCATGGATCTTTTTGAGCTCCTGCGCCGACTGAGCACCTTTCATGGTTTCAATGACTGACCTGATGTAGTCCAGGCGTTCCTGCTGCTGCCTTTCTTCTTCAGCAACACGGTCTTCTGCCTTGGAGATAGCCACCTCATCTCGTACGGCGTCGACATAGGCTGCATCGTCGAACAGGCCCAAGTGGATGTCAGCCGAGAAACCGAGAGGTTGCAGGCACTTGCCGATCGCATCTGTGAGGGACTTTTTGGCCGCCTCCCAATCGGTCAGAATTTTCCCCTGCTGCGGGAATACAAAGGGGGTGTGCCCGTAGTGCTGGACGGTGCATTTCTGGCCGTCCTTACCCAGATACCAGAGCTCAACTTTGAGCGTATGAAGCTTCGCGTTGATGCGCGGCGCGTCCGGCCATTCTTTGGTTGGTGCCTGGAGTGGGGCGCCTTCATCGAACCGGTCTTCAAGGACCGTCCAGCCCCAACCCTCGCCGCAAGGGCCGAATACTTCAGTGGCCTTACGCATCAGGTAAGTGGGCTTGATGGCGGTGCCCTTAAAACCGCCCATACCAGTGAAGTTCTTTGTTGCGCTTGGGTCAGTGGTATCGACCTGGTCCCAGATCCGCATATTCGTGGTCATGAGAATTCCTTGCCGCGTTAGACGCAGCATTGAGAGAAGGATAGGGTCTGGATCGACTTGATCCGCATATCAAATTCGCGACTTAACGCGTGGGTGCAATGCGAAGAACAGGTTAAAGGAGAAGGCTAATCAGCTCTGTTGTTGTGCCCGATAGCGAAGGACCTGGAGTACTCGACCTCCGTAGCTGGGTTCGGCGTACTGCTCAATCGGCGCCCCGAAGTAGCCGCGGCGCTCGGCCAGTTTGTAAGCTTCACGTAGGTTGTGAGCGCTGATGTCTTCGAGCTCTTCATCGATGAGTGATTTAACCGGTGGCGTCGTCATTTCATCTCCTTGCGCCGCCGGCATACGTCCAGAAGCCGTGCGCTGTACCAATGGAATTCTTCCGCGTTGATCGCGCCCGAAGTGTAGTGCCGGACAATTAAGCCTTCGGTGAGGGCTTCTTCGATCTGCGGTTTATCCGGGTCCTCAAGGGCCATTAGTGCTTTGTCGATTTCAACGTATGGGCTCATAGCTCATCGTCCTCTGCTTGGGCGATCAGGGCGTCATCAGCCAAAGGCTCAACGAGACGTTGAGCGATCATCCTGAGCTGTTCTATAGGTTCGGCTACCGCCATCAGGTCCTCGGCGCCGTCTCGGGCCAGGAACCGATCACCCAGCAGGCCGGCGATTACCATTTCGCCAATTGCACAGGGACTTTTACTATCACTGTTGATTGCGAACTGCTCGACCTCGGAGGCGAACGATTTGAATGTCACGCCCTGGGGGGCATGCAGCCGTCGCTTGAATTGCACATCGCTGCGGCGGTCAACCAGCGTTTCCACCGCGTTGTAGATCCACTCCTTGCGAGCAAACTCCACAGCCGTCTCGCTCACTGGAGGCGGTAACTGAGCGTCGTAGCGCTCCTGACAGATCTTCAATGCTGAGTTCATGATCGCCTCCATAGCGGCGGGTGCCAGTCCAACAAAATTCGGCTGCACTCGTCTGCTCCGACGTTTGCCGTTGGGCGTGGAGGGGAGTGCATGCGGGTTGTGTTGGTAGAGTTGAGATGCTGTTTGGTTGGGTAGATGGTCAACGGCGGCTGGCTATAACCAGGATGGCGATCAGCCAGATGATTCCTGCTAGATAGGTGACCCATAGCGGTGCCGTTATCAGCCACCAAGACCAGCCGACAATGTCAGTTATCTTCAGGATCATCAGCGAAAGCGAAGCCGAAATCGTCGTCACCAATATCGCTCGAGGTCGAATATTTCGCGGTTTCATTTCCTTCTCCAGGTTGTTTTCCCAATGCACCCGGGTGACCAGGTGCATCAGTGAAAAGGTCCTTGATCGTTCGGCTCTACTGGAGCGGTACCGATCGATTCAAATTGTTCCTCCGGCCGCGACTCTGTGTCCGCCGGAAAACTGGTCTTGGCGCTTTACGCTGCACGCCTGGGTCAGTTGCCAACCCTCTGAACCGTTGAGGCCGGTTCATCGCTGCCTTTGCATCTGGGCCGGTGGTGATCCGGAGATGTCATGCGGGTGACTAAACATCCGTTCTCGTATCGCTGCGGCATGCAGACAATACGAAAGTGGATTGAATTGGTCAATACGTAAATGCATTGATTTTTCTCCGGACGAAAAAACGCCCACTCTTTGGTGGGCGATTGGGGTGCTAAGCGACCCTCTGTAGGGGGGGGCTATCTAGCTTTACTAAAGCTTCTTAGAATTCCAGGCCAGGAGCACTCGGGCGTGAACTCTAAGGAGCTCGAGTTCCGACCCCTTGATGTCATAAGGAGGAAATGCATCGTTGTCAGAAATCATGCGAATCATTCGAGGCAGTCTCTGTAGACGTTTGATGTAGAGCACATCGTCTAAAGAAAATAAGTAGACGCCATCGACTAAAACCTCATTCACACCCTTATCGATTATGAGAGGGTCACCGCTAGTGAAGGTTATTTCCATGCTCTCACCAAACCCTGTAATTACTGCCAGATTCTCAACTCGGCTGTAATGTACGCCTTGCTCCCGCAGGTACTCGGTGCGAACTGTGATGTTCTTAATCGTCTCAATGTAGTCACCTGGCGCTACCTGTCCTGGTCCCATAGATCCCACCACGTCATATTGAGGAATGTCGATTTCACCCTTTGCTCTGTTGGCAAAGTTCGCTGAAACAACATTCGTTCCTTTCTCACGATCGCCACGCCACAACCAATCAGACGTAACCCCCAGAGCCTTGGCGATCTTCTCCACGTTGTCCTGGCGCGGATTCTTCGAATCCCCGGTAATAATCCGATGGATGGTGGGCTGATTTACGCCGGAGCGTCGCCCTAGCTCGCCTTCTGACAAGCCCAGGCGTTCCATTTCCGCAGCAAGTCTTTCACCAATCTTCATCAAATTACCCAATCAGAAAACGTATTAAAAAACGAGTCTATTGCAGTCAATAATCCGCTTGCGTATCATCAATCAATACGTATACGCATTGGTGCTCCAAGATGACCATCCAGAAAATGCTTGCAGACCTTGTCGGTTGGGGCTTTTCCCAGGCTGCAATCGCCAAAACAACCGGCACAACTCAGCCAACAATCCATCGTGCCAGCAAAGGCGCGGGCATCGGCTACAAAACCGGCAAAGCGATTGAGGCCATGCATAAGGAGGCGGAAGCCTCCAAGTCGGTGGCCTGATCATGTCTACGAGTCCATTAAGCCAAGATCAGTCCTCAAGGGCGCGCAAGAACTACACCGTTCTCATGCAGAGGCTTGCATCGATTGGCAATGCTCCCGTCGCGCATGCGGTGGGTTGCGATGAAGCAACGATCAGCCGGATGAAACCGGAAAAATTCGAACAGTTTGCACAGATCCTGGCTGTTCTTGATTTGAAGATCGTTCCCAGTGAAATGCGCTGCTTCAACCAGCGAGACATCGAGGCGATTTTCCATCAGGCGAAACGTTGGATGGAGCACGTCCAAAATGTCGATCAGTTGGAGGAGGGCTGACATGCAATTCACTGTCACCATCAACCAAACGAAGGCGCAGGAGTTGGGCTGGAACTCCCGGCAAGCGCTGCTATCCGCTTTCGTATTTGAGTGCCCTAGCTGGAAAGGCATGCAGACGATTGATTTCCGCGTCTTCGCCGGAGGTGCAGTATGAGCATGGGCCTGATGGTCGCCGCGATGAAGATTCGCGTCGGTAATCCACTGCGCAAGCTGGTGCTGATAAAACTGGCAGACAATGCAAGCGATATGGGTGAGTGCTGGCCGTCTTACCAGCACATCGCGGACCAGTGTGAGATCAGCAAGCGTTCTGTCATGAACCATATCGCCGCGTTGTGCGCGTCAGGGTTGCTTCGAAAAGAAATCAGAAAGGGTGGCCCAAAGGGCAACTCTTCGAATGTCTACTTCCTAACTCTCGACGGTGGTGGTGCATCTCCTGCACCAGGGGTAGTGCAGCAGATTCACCAGGGTAGTGCAGCAGGTTCACCCCCTAGTGAATCTCCTGCACCAGGGGGTAGTGCAGGAGCTGCACCCAGAACCAGTCAGTCTCTTGAACCAGTCAATGAACCGGTCATTGAACCAATTACGCCCCAGGCTTCCACCAAGGTCGTGACGGGTGAGGTTGTGCCATTCGCTCCCCAGCAGCCGCGGGTGGAGATACCCGCAGACATGCCAGGCCCCAAGGATCAGGCCTGTAAGACATTCAAGATTTGGGCGAACTACGCCATGGCCTACCGGAAGCGTTACGGCGCCTGGCCCGTTTGGAACGCCAAGACGGGCAAGCAGATGGCCCTACTCGTGGACAGGCTCGGCGCCGAAGTCGCCCACCACGTCGCGGCTCACTTCCTGAAAACCAGCGATGCCGCGGTTCTTCGCAAGTGCCACAGCATCAACGAGCTTCTGGCGAATGCCGAGAGTTATCACACGCAATGGGTAACCGGTCAGCGGGTGAACGGCACCACAGCCCGCCAAATGGAACGCACCGAAGCCAACTTGTCCGCAGCGGAGCAGGCCGCTCAGTTGGTCCTCGCAAACCGTCAAGCAGGAGGGCGCAATGAATACCTCTGAGATGAACGCTACCCAGGTTGCGGGTTTGGCTGCCGCCATCTGCGGCACGGCCGAAGCGATGGGGCAGGAAATAAGCCCCAGCACCGCAGCACTCATGGCCGAGGATCTTGCGGTATACCCGGTGTCGGTTGTGCGAGCAGCCTTGAAGGCTTGCCGAAATGAGGTGAAAGGGCGTCTTGCAATGGCGGACATCCTGTCACGCGTGCAGCTCTCGGATGGACGCCCGGGCAAGGATGAGGCCTGGTCTATTGCACTCACAGCGAGTGACGAAAGCGAAACCGTGGTGCTGACCGCTGAGATCCAGCAGGCCATGAACGCAGCAGCCCCCATCTTGCGTCTGGGGGACAAAGTCGGTGCACGCATGGCGTTCATCAGTGCTTACGAACGTCTCGTTACCCAGGCCCGTACAGAGGCTTCCCCGGTGTCCTGGAGTGTATCTCTCGGCTTTGATCCCGTTCGCCGCATCGCTGCCATTGAATCTGCTGTGCGGATGAAGCTTATCCCGCAAGAGCAGGGCGCTCAGTACCTCGCTGAATTGCGTATTGCAGCGATCACTGACGATGGCCGGGCCATTGCCGGATTGCTGTCAGGCGATGTTATTGAGCCATCTCCTCGCGTGCGAGAGAAGCTTGCTGAGGTACGCCAGATCGTCGAAGTCGCGAAGGCCCGGCAGGAGCATGAGCGACGCAAAAAGGCTCAGGCCGATCGGGTTTATACCTACTTGCGCAAGCGCAAGGCTCGGGCTGCTATCGCGATGATCCAAAGCAGGGAGGGCGTGTGATGGGGGCGAACTGCAAAGGGGAGTCCAGCCTCTCGCTCGCGTACAGACTTCCGCAAGGCCTACGGGCGGTGGAGGCTGGTTCGGCGGATTTTATTCAAGCGAAAAATCATGATCAAGAGGGGAGCAGGCCATGGCTGAGCTCGCATTGATTCGTACTGCCCAAGGCCTGGTGCCGGCTACCGAGGCTGATCGTGAGGCCGTCCAGAAGTGGAAAGCTGGCCAGGTGATCCACGGCAAGTTCACGCGCATGCGCAATGGCAAGTTCCACGGCAAGTTCTTCTCCATGCTCGATCTAGCCTGGGAGTATTGGGAGCCAGTGGGAGGGCTTATCCCTCGTCAGGAAATGCGCGGCATCCTGGGGCTGGCCAAGTACTTCGAAGCGCAGAGCGGTAAGCCTGGGCAGCTGTCCCACGCCGTGGAGGCATATATCTCCGGCCTGCAGGAAGCCCGCGCGGCTCGGTTCCCGGCGGTGGAAAAGAGCCGTGAGGCGTTTCGTGAGTGGGTGACCATCGAAGCGGGGCATTTCCACCTGATCCAAACGCCCGAAGGAATTCGAAAGAAAGCTAAGTCGATCAGTTGGGCGAGTATGGACGAGACGGAGTTTGAACCTCTCTATCGCGACGTATTCAACGCCTGCTGGAGGTTGGTGCTGTCTGCTCATTTTGAGAGCGAAGAGCAGGCCCTGGCCGCCGCGGAGATGATTGGGAGCTATGCGTGAGCCTTTCCCCCAATCAGCCTCGCCCGAAGAAGTGCCGTGTTCCAAGTTGCAGGGCCTCATTCATCCCACGAGTGAGCTTCCAAACCTGGTGTTCTCCGGATTGCGCTGTAGTAATCGCCAGGGCCAAGCAGGAGAAAAAACGCAAAGAACTGGCGAAGGTTGAACGCCGGCAAATCAAGGTTCGTAAGGAGAAGCTGAAGAGCAGGGCGGATCACCTACGTGAAGCCCAGGCGGCAGTGAACGAGTACGTGCGCCTGCGTGACGCTCATCTACCGTGCATCAGCTGCGACTCGACGCCGAACGACAACGACCTTATGACGGGGAGCCGCTGGGATGCCGGGCACTACCGGTCCGTTGGCGCCTGCCCGGAGCTGCGCTTTGAGCCGCTGAACATCCATCGTCAATGCGTGAAGTGCAATCGCAATCTATCCGGCAATGCCGTGGAGTACCGCATCCGCCTAGTCCTGCGGGTCGGCGCGGACAAAGTTGCCTGGCTAGAAGGGCCTCATGCGCCCCGTAAGTACGATGTGGAACAGATCAAGGCCATCAAGGCTGAATACCGAGCAAAGATCAAGGAACTGAAGAGGAGAGCAGCGTGAAGAAGCGTACTTACGTCAACAAGCCACTGGGCGATACCGAGTATCTACTGGAACAGTGGGGCTGGTGGCGAATGGATGGGATGGGCGTGCCTCACTACGTGTCCCCCCTCTATGCCCTAATCCGAGACAACAACGCCAGCACAGGTGGCATCAAGCATTACAGCGTCACTGATGAAGTAGCTTTGGCGATTGATAGGGCCGTGGCCAGGCTCTCAATTCGCGATGAGCAAATGGGTAATTTTATTTGGCTGTATTTCGGGGCGAAGTGGCCAGCACTCCGGATCGCCAGGGAGAGTGACATCGGGGAAGCGAAGGCACGAGAGGTGATCAAGGCCGGTGTCGCTTGGGTTGACTGCGCCCTTGAGGTACTCCGTACCGCTGCGTGAACAGTTATTCCCTGCCGGATAGCACCTGTTTTCATGGCAAGGCGCTTAGCTGTCAGACGCAGAATGCGTAACTGAATGGGCGTCACCGCCCATTTGCATTCGACTTGACCTGTGCGCATCCTATCCACCACGGACAAAAGTCAACCCAAAGCGACCTCGTACGTCATTCAGAGGTTCTAATAAAAATTCTCTCCACTTCTGCACGAATAGGCTCAAAAAAGAACTTTTTCCCGAGCAAAACCAGGCAGTGATTGTTAGGGTCAATAAGCTTGAATATTTTTCCTATCGGTTCATCGGCTAGTGTATGCGAGTCTATGATGGGCGTTGGAAAAAAGCAGCCCGCATCATTGGATAAGACATAAGAATCGAGCTTCTCATCAAAGTGTTCCCACGCGTTTCTTAGCTCTCTGTTCGCGAGCGGTGAATCCTCACCAATTTTATATATTTCGCGTAGTTTTTTTCCGCGCGCAAACTTCAATTCATATTGATTGTTACGTTTGCCGGTAGGGGATGGCCAAAAGTATCTAGATAATGCCCCTGCGTGCCCAACAGCCTCTTGGACCGCACTGATCAACGATGCCGGGTCAGCATTATTTTCCAAAAGGTGCTCGTACAAATCAAACGCACTCAGACAACGTTCTGCGGAATAGCTAATTGACAGAGTGTAAAACGGGGTGTGCATAGGCTGGATACCGCCGCATTCCTTTGCGGTTTGCGAGGCTCTTAGCTCCAATTCTTCAGCGGTAATAATTTCCATAAGGCTCCCTAAGTCTAATATGTTCATGGTGCTCGCGAAATTTGCGACTGCTCTGAAACGAACTGAATGAGTTATTCTCCCATACTATCCATTTGATGAGTACATGTCGTTAACGACGTTGTTGGTAGATAAGCGCCTCTCAGCAAGAAAAGTGATCAGTCTCAATATACTGCAGAATTTGTCGAAGTGGCTTTGTAAGATATTGACGCTTTATAGGAGTGGTTCGAGCTGGCAGACTATGTTACGCGAGGCCGCATCTCGTATGACGGGCCTCGTAGGCTTAAGAGCCTGATTTTTAGGAGCGTTTTTTCTGCAGAGGGAGGACGCTAAGTTTTTACATGTCTCGGTTTATGTTTTCTAATGAGGTGACACGCGACGTCAGAATTTTTAAGTCTCTGGCGGAAAAGTTGCTTAGCTTAGAGGTGATGAAATCTATGATCTCTGGTATATCTTGATCGGCGGGGACGAAAATATATTGAACGTCTTTGGGTTCAAATTTAACAAGGCAGGAGGTTCGCGTCATTTCATTGTATTTTTCTACTGATGTTTCATGGTCTTTCATTCGCAGAAGGTTTGGTGCTTTTTCATGCTTTGGGACGTATCTCCATTCGGATTCTTGATAGAAATCTTTATTAAGATGCTTTCCATTAACAAGCATGCGGCCTTTGATTGGTTTTGAGTGAGCTAAAATATGGCGTACGTCTGTTGCTCTTTTAGTTTTTTCTGGCTCTTTGAGTGGTTCGAGGAGATTTATGATCTTTTGAAATGAGTTGTGTAGCTCATTTGATTTCGCGAAATAAAATACTGGATTGAGGTTGTTTTTTATTGCCCACTCTTTCGTTAGTCCTAACCCAAACTTACCATAAAATTTTACATGATCAGAGATTCTGCTGATCGGAATATCGCAAAAACACACCATCGGGAAAGCTACAAAATCTACATCTGGATAATTCTGCCATTGGACATCTTCTATACAATAACGGGGCCAAAATCCGTTTATGAGTATAGATTGAAGAACGTCCATTGTTTTTGTAAAATGAAACAGGGATTCAGAGCGAGGTTGCATATCACAGTCACTGATTTTAAAAAATGACGATCTAATCGATTTTAATGGCTATTTGCAATCATTTTTTTGGATTTGTGGAAGCGCGGAGGCCCTCGGTGAACTAGTAGGGTTGAGTTCGGAGCATCGACTGCGCTGTTTGCTCTCTAACCAGGAGTGGCACCCGCAGTGGCTGACGACTACCGGATTGAAATTCGAGAAACGGCCTTGGTTTTTCGACCGTTAGGTGCATTAATTTTTATTGGCACTCATTAGGCTCTCCCATTTTTACTCTGAGCCAGCCATCCGATGATCCCCATATAGCAGTATCTAACGTGTATGAGTGCAGTTATGAAGACGCCGGTCTGCAGCCTCCGACCCAAGCACATTGCATCTGCTCTATCAGTGTACCGAAGGCTTCGAGCATCATGACGGTGTGCGTACCGTGCTGAGGGTAAAGGAATACGATTGGAAGAATCCGCCAGCAGACGCACCGTCGAAGGTCTATGTGCTAGATCTGGTGGTCGAGCAAGACGCTTCTGGGGCCAATAAGTAAGCGAGACCCAAAGCAGGCTATACCGGCCTGTCTCAAGCACTCGCGATGCCGGCACGGCATGGGTAGATTGCGCTTTGGAGGTATTTCGCCAGGTTGTGTGAAAAGCCTTTCCACGCGGATAAACAACTGTTTTCATGACACGGTGTTCAGCTGTTTCAGCGCGACACCATAGAAACGGGCGGACCAATTAGTCGGGCTTTTTTATTTGGTTTCCGAGATAATCGACGCTCACCTCAAAGGAGTAAGGTTTATGGTTCGTCTCGGGATTTCTCCAGTTGATACTTCAGATTTAAATGAGTTTTTTCTGAAGATCGCCAATGTTTTGAGCAACGGGAATTTGCCAGCAGAGGTATGGGCGGTCTATTACCTCGATACGATCATTGCAATATATCTGACCGCCGACGAAGCCTATGCAAGCCTCAAGCTAGTGATGCAGTGCTTGGATACAAACAGTATTCCGGCTGTTCAAACGCGTCTTGATGCACTGGAGATCTGGCGTAAAGCAGATGAGGCCGCTGCAAGCAATTCCGTACCGACCGTGCATCGAGTTAAATTGACTCCTTAGCTGTCTTCTAACAGTTCGAAGCCCAGCCATTTCGCTGGGCTTTTTCGTTTCAGAAAGGGGGCTTGGCAGTGAATGGGGCTATGAGAAGTATATCGTCTACCTCAGCTTTCCCGCCTGAAGTATCGCCACATATCTGTGTAGGCGAGTACTTGACTCGGCATACCCGCCAAAGTCAGACGAGTCAACGAATCTCCAAGCTCCATCACGCCATTCGGCATCACAGTTTGTAGGCTTTCGCGGATTAAAGACTACCTCGCAGTCACCAAACCCTTGTCCGGCCTGGTAAACATTTGCGACGACGGCGAGGATTTGTCCTATTTGTATCCACTGACCTGGTCTAATTTCAGGACGCTCAGACATGATAGATATGACCCCAAAGCAAAGAGTGTTTGGCACACTCAAAAATTTGTTGAAGGTTACCGAATCCGATATCAGCCTCGACGCTGAACGTGCCCGTATCAAGGTCGCACTCGAACGGTGCATCTCTTGGGAAGGCCAGCTGAGCGACATTCGTGATTCCGAGCAGCTCATCGCATCCAATATAGGCTGACACCGAGACGGTCGTACATTTCTATAACGAGCCTAAAACTTATCAGATGGGCTCCTTCCCGAGAAATGAAGGTTAATCGGGTCTTTGACACCGCGACTATTACGCACCTGCGTATTGCGCGTAGAGACTGACTCTGCGTGGCTTCCGTCCTCCTCGAAGAAGGTTGGCGTTACGCACGTTGCGCAAGAAACGCCCTTCATTACGCACTGAGTGCAGACAATTACGCAGTAATGATTTCACCGCCACGCCGGGAGGCGTTGCAACCACGTGCCGTATCGTCGAGACGACGACACACAAGCACAAACCGCCGGGGGTCGCCCTGGCACCTATTCATGTGAGCCCGCCAATGTGCGGGCTTTTGCATTTCTGGAGGCCAGCATGAGAGCCCCGGACAGGAGTTCATCCATGGCAAACCCGACACCGGAAGGCATCGTTGAGGCCGTAATCGTTCCCGCCGCCAACAAAGGCTTACTGGTTGGTGCGGCCACAGGGGTTGTTGGCTGGCTGTCCCAGGTCAACTGGATTGGTCTTTCTGGTGTTGGCATTGCGGTGCTGGGTTTGCTGATCAATCTGTACTTCCAGATTCGTAAAGACCGTCGTGAAGCTGAAGCAATTGCCGCCACTGCTCGCAGGGAAGACGCGGAGAGTGCTGCGCGGATCAAAGCCTTGCTGGATAAGTGCGACATATGAACGCTCAGCTGCGCCAACGTATCGCGGTCAGCCTGTTGGCTGTAAGTGCGACCGGCTTCTCTGCCTGGAAGGTGAGTGAAGGCTACACCGACCATGCAGTTATCCCCACCGAAGGCGATGTGCTCACCATCGGCCATGGCTCAACTCGATACGAGGATGGCAGACCAGTGAAGATGGGCGATCGGATCACCGCGCCACGTGCCGAGTTGCTGGCCCGTAACCTGATGACCCAGGACGAACAACGATTCGCTACTTCGCTCCCAGGTGTGAAACTGCACCAGGAGGAGTTTGATGTGTACATGGACTTCGTTGGCCAGTACGGCATCGGCACCTGGCGCCAGTCCTCCATGCGGCGTGAGCTGCTGGCGGGCAACTATGTCCAGGCCTGCGCCTCGTTGCTCAAGTATCGTTATGCGGCCGGTTTCGACTGCTCCACCCCAGGCAACAAGCGGTGCAGAGGCGTCTGGGATCGTCAGTTGAAGCGCCACGTTCAATGTATGGCGGTGCAGCCATGATCCGCTATCTGATCACCGCCCTGATTGCCTGCCTGATCCTGATCTACGGAGGCTGGCAGCGCATCGAATCCCAAGCAAAGGATCTGGCGGCCGTGACCGACCAGGTCATCACGTTGAAAAAGGCAGTCGAGTCCCGCCGCAACACGCAGAAGCTGCTGGCGCAACTCGACACCGAACACACCCAGGAGCTTACCAATGCTCAAGTCGCTAATAAGCAGCTTCGTACTGATGTCGCTACTGGTAAGCGCCGGCTGTCAGTCGCAGCCCGCTGCCCAGCAGTGGGAGCCGCTGCCACCACCACCGGCTTGGGTCATGCAGAAACGCGAGCCGAACTTGACCCAGCGGCTGGAGAAAGAATTGTCGCCATTGCCAACGACGGTGACGAAGGACTGATAGCGCTCCGCGCTGCTCAGGATTACATCACCACCGTTTGCCTGGGTGCCAGGCAGTAGCACCGTACAACCCCCCCCCAATTTCAAGCAAAGGAAGCGCTCCCATGGCTGCTAAATGCGATTGGGCAGCCGTCGAGAGAGACTACCGGACGGGCTGCTATACGAACCGTGAGCTGGGCCGCCGGCACAATGTGTCCGAAGGTTCTATCCGTAACCGTGCTGCCAAGGACGAGTGGCAGAAAGACTTGTCCGATTTGATCCGCCAGCGTGTGCGCGAGAAGACCGGTCGTGCCGCTGCTGCAGCCATCACCGAGGCCACCAACGACGCCGAGATCGTCGAGCAAGCGGCCGAGGCGGGCGCCCAACTGATTCTCGGGCACCAGGTGTTGATCGCTCGAGCTCGGAGCATTGCGCAACAGTACGTGGAGCGCATCTCTGAGCAGGTCGTTAACGGCAAGATCAAAGTAATGGTGCCAGGCAACAAAGCGATTGAGATCGACATTCCCCTCGACTACGTGGGTAAGAGCCTCGGCCACGCGACGCAATCCATCGAGCGTCTGATCAAGCTTGAGCGTCAGGCCCACGGCGTGGACACCGACAAAGATCGGGAAAGGGCGGGTAAATCCCTTGAGGATCTTCTCGCTGAGGCAGCTGGTGATGGGGAATGAAACCGACCGCCAGCGCCTGGTGCGAGAGGGTGATGAGTTCATCGCTCTGCACCATGCGAAGAAGCTGAAAGGCAAGGCGCTGCTGCTCAACGCCCTGAGCAACAAGTGGTACCGACTCAACGCTCTGTACAAGATCAAGGACAAAGACGGCAAGGTCCGGCGGTTCAAGCCGAACCTCCAGCAGCGTCAGCGGTTCCTGGAAGAGCATAACCGCGACATCATCCTCAAGGCCCGCCAGCTCGGGTTCACCACCTTTGAGATGATCGACGCGCTGGACGATTGCCTGTTCACCAAGAACTACAGCGCCGGGTGCATCTGCCACACGTTGCCAGACGCCAAAGAGATCTACCGCAACAAGATCCGCTTTGCCTACGAGAAACTCTCCGGTGACCCCGCGTGGTCAGCGATCTTCAAGCTGATCGGCCTGCGTCTGCCTGTACCTCGTAGCGACAAAGACCAGGGCTACATCTTCGACAATGGCTCGAGTATCCAGGTCTCCACTTCGTTTCGTGGAGGCACGCTTCAGCGCCTGCACGTGTCCGAGTTCGGCAAGATCTGCAAACTGAGCCCTGACAAGGCCCAGGAGATCGTCACAGGTGCGTTTGAGGCCGTTGCCATGGGCAACCGAGTCACTATCGAAAGCACCGCCGAGGGTCGAGAGGGCTACTTCTTCGACTATTGCGAGTCGGCCAGAAAGATCAAGGACAGTAGGTGCACGCCGACGGTGATGGACTGGCAGTTCCACTTCTTCCCGTGGTTCCAAGATCCCACCTACCGGCTGGAGACGTTCGACCAGGTAGTTGTGCCGCTTTGGATGCAGGAGTATTTCGCTGAGCTGGCATCGAAGCAGGGTATCCGCCTGGACCGGGCACAGCAGGCCTGGTACGCCAAGAAGTCAGAATCGCTGCACGACGACATGAAGCGTGAGTATCCGGCTACCCCCGATGAAGCCTTCGACCAGGGCATCAGAGGCGCCTACTACCTGACGCAGATGCGGTTCCTCCGGCAGCAGGGGCGGATTACCAAGAAGGTCAACTGCAACCCTTCGTTGCCGGTCTTCACGGCCTGGGATTTGGGCATGAGCGATGCCATGTCCATAGTGCTGTTCCAGGTGGCCGGTCGAGAGGTTCACATCATCGACTACATCGAGCACTCCGGCGAAGGCATGGAGTATTACGGCGATCTGCTCAAGAAGCTGGGCTACTCCTACGGTGCCCATTACGCGCCGCACGACATCGTGGTGCGTGAAATCGGCACCGGTAAGTCTCGCATCGATGTGGCCAAGCAGTACGGCATCACGTTCCAGATCGTGCCGCGCGTCTCCCGCAACAGTGAGGGCGTGCAGGCGGTGCGTAACTTCTTACCGGTCTGCTGGTTCGCAGAGGACAAGCAAGACACCCGGGAGGCCACTGACGAGCCGGATAGCGGCCGGGTCAGGACCGCGGGCGTATCTCGATTGATCGATTGCCTCGACAACTACCGCAAGGAATGGGATCCGCGCATGGGTGTGTACCGGGATCAACCACGTCATGACTGGGCAAGTCACGGGGCAAAGGCTTTCGAGACCCTGGCCCGCTGCGGCATTTTCGAGTCCACCGCCGGAAAAATGCCTGGCACTCAAACCACTGCAAATACCGACCGAGGCCGTCGCAACTGGAGCGCTCACACATGACCACTATCACCATTGGCTGGAAGCAAGTCGCAGACGTGATCGCTCGCCTCGTTGCCCCCATGGCTGTTCAAAGCCTGCAACTTCGACGCGACATCGGCCTGGTTCAGGTCGATGCGGTGGAGATCAAGGAGCCCGATGGTAAGCACCCTGCCGTCAGAGTGCAGTTTGAGATGGCTGACGCGTTAGGTGTGCTGCTAAACGTCAAGCTGGCCGAGTTCGCCGCGGATCCCATCAAGTACATGCAGGATCTGCTGAACCACCTGCGTGACATGGAACACAGCGCCAAACTGCGCCGGGCAGGGCGCCAAGCGGAAATCAACGTTGTTTACGAGGCAATGAACCATGGCTGAATTTGGCTTGCTGCAAGTCAGGAGTGCGGCCGACCTGCATGCCGATGACCAGGCCGCGGAAGTTGCTGCTCAGCAAAGCCGACGCACACAGCAGGTCGAAACATCGCTGGCTGCGCATATTCGCCGCTGCTTTGATTCCGCCAAGAGGGCAAAGCGTGAGATTGACGAGCGCCTGCTTGATTGCGCCCGCCGGCAAAAGGGGCAATACGACGAAACCAAACTGCAGGCCATTCGTGAGACTGGTGGTAGCGAGGCTTTCCCAAAGTTGACCACCACCAAGTGTCGCGCCGGCGCGTCATGGATCAGGGATATCCTCATGCCCGCTACAGGGCATCCCTGGGGGCTCGATCCGACGCCTGTGGCTGATATCCCCCCAGAGTTTCTGGCGGCGTTTCAGCAAAGGCTGGGTCAGCAGATCCAGCAGCAGGGCCAGGAAGGGCAGGCCGGCGAGATGCCCGCCCCTGAACAGCTTGAGACCAAACTGCGTGAGCTGATCCAGGAGAAGGCCAAGGAGGCGACTGAATCGCATGAGCTGTTGATTGCTGACCAGCTTGCCGAGGGTGGCTGGGAAACGGCCCTGGAAGAGTTCATTGACGACTTCACGATCTACCCGGCCGCCTTCATCAAGGGGCCGATGCTGCAGCGCGTGCCGCAGATAGCCTGGGGACAAGGCTGGCAGATGATCGAAACGGAAGAGATTCAGCCGCTGTTCTTCCGGGTCTCACCCTTCGACATCTATCCGTCAGCTGACTCGACCAACACCGATGATGGCGCGTTTATCATTGAGCGTGAGCGATACACCCGATCCCGACTGAATGCATTGCTCGGCGTGCCGGGCTACAACGACACGGCTGTACGTGCTGTTCTGACCGATCATGGCCAAGGCGGCCTGCGCGACTGGCTGACCACAGATGCACAGCGGGCCAAGCTTGAGGACAAGGCCGGCGACTGGATGGTCAACAACGGCGAGACCATCGAAGGTGTGCATTACTGGGGCGGTGCCCAAGGCCTGATGCTGCTGCAATGGGGTGTGGATCCTACTCAAGTGCCCGATGTGCTGGGCGAGTATGAGGTCGATGCCATCCTGATCGGCACTCACGTCATTCGTTGTGTGATCAACCGCAACCCTCTGGGTGGCCGGCCCTATCACAAGGCTTCGTACCAAATCATCCCAGGCTCTTTCTGGGGGATGTCGATCCCTGAGTTGATGAACGATGTCCAGGATATGTGCGGAGCAACAGCGCGGGCACAGTCCAACAATATGGCTTTTGCCAGTGGTCCCCAGGTGGAAGTCGACGAGGACCGCCTGCAGCCCGGCGAAAACCCGAACGAGATGTTCCCCATGAAGCGCTGGCGGGTGAAGAGCGGCCAAACACCAGGCCTCAGTGGTGGAGCATCAGCCCCAGTGCTTCGTTTCTATCAGCCGGTTAGCCTGGCCGGCGAGCTTATGGCCGTTTACGACTCCTGGGAGAAGCGGGCAGACGATGCCACCAACATCCCACGCTACATCTACGGTGCGGAGAAGGTTGGTGGCGCCGGTAACACGGCAACCGGTTTATCGATGCTCATGGAGTCGGCCAACAAGGGGATCAAAGACGCGATTCGCCATATCGATCGCGGTGTTGTTCGCCGCGTTATCGAGGCCTTGTGGCTGTTCAACATGCGTTATTCGAACGACAACGCGATCAAGGGCGACTGCAAGGTCGTGGCCCGCGGTGCAAACGCCATGCTTCAGCGCGAGCAGACATTGCAGGCTCGTACGCAGTTCCTGGGGTTCACCAACAATCCCATCGACATGCAGATCCTCGGTCTGGAAGGGCGTGCCGCCATTCTTCGCAAGGTCGCGGAAAGCCTCGACATGCCTGGGCTGATCCCGACCAAGGACGAGATGAAGGCCAGAGAAGAGCAGCAGCAACAGCAAGTGGCTCAACAGCAGCAAGAGCAAGCCCAAGTCGCTGGCCAACAGATGCAGGCCGAAACCGAAAAGGTCAACGCTCAAACCAAAGAGCTGACTGCCCGCGCCGAGAAGATAGGTTTCGAGGCACAGCGGCTTGGCATGGAAAACGGTGCAACGGTTGCACAACTTCAACACGCAGCAGGGGGAGTCAATGAAACCCAGCCACCACCAATGGCAAGCCCTGGTGAACCTGAGCAACAGCCCGGACTGGAGCCACTTGAGGGAGCTGCTGAGCAGTTGCCTACAGGAGGCCCAGCAGAGCCTGGAGAAGGGCAGCAACCTGGAGGAGATCTTCCGGGCCCAGGGCCGGACGACGCAGATCAGGGAGTTGCTTGATACGTTCGATAAGTCCCGCGAGTCGCTTGAACGAATCAACGACTCGCGCAAACGCCAGTAGCTACAGAAAAAGCCGCCCCCATCGAGGCGGCTTTTTTGTGGCCACTCTCCGGCCATGAGGCCAAATGACCGGAACCAGTAGCACAACCAGAAGCCCGGACCTGCCGGCTCTATCATGGAGAAAACGATCAGATGAATACGCTACCCCGCAACGTACAGGCGCAAATTGACGAAGCCGAGGCCATTCAGCAATCGCTGAACACGCCGGCCGAGAATCCCGCTCCCGAAGTGGCTCCGGCAGCAGAACCAGACGCGCCAGTGATCTCAGAGACTCCACCTCCCGCCAAGACGGATCCGGCCCCAGCCGCCCGTAACGCGGATGCCGAATACTGGGAACAACGCTTCAAGGTTATGCAGGGGAAATACAACGCTGAAATTCCGGCGTTGCAGCAAGAAGTAAACCGCTTGACCGCGGAACTGGCACAGGCGAAACAACCTGCAGGCAATGCCGTGCAGCGCGCCGTGTCCGACCTGACCCCTGAAGAGATCGAAAGCTATGGGCCAGACCTCATCGCAATCATCCAGCGAGTGGCTGGCGGCCAAGTATCTGCCGCCAATCCCGCAGAGCTGGAAATTCTCAAGACCGAAGTAGAGGGGTTGAAGCAGAAAACCCAGCAATCGGAACAGGAAAAGGCTGCCCAGGCGCAGGAAGAGTTCTTCCGGCAACTGATTCAGCGCATTCCTGACGCGGTTGAGATCAACGCTTTGCCCGCGTTCCATGAGTGGCTTGGCCATATGGATGCGTTTAGCGGCAAAGAGCGGCAGCAACTTCTGATCGAGGCCCAGACAGCCAACGACGCATACCGCGCCGCTGCGCTGTTTCAGGCATTCAAAAACACGCAGCCAGCTGTGGCTTCGGTACCCGAAAAACCTGCCAACACGATTCCTGAGGAAGACATTCAGCCGCGCTCTACCCGCACCAATGCTCAGCCGCCGGCTGAGGGAAAGTGGTGGAGCAACGATGAAATCAACCAGTTTTATAAGGACGTGGCGTTGGGCAAGCGGTACACGAAAGCCGAAGCGGCTGCGATTGAACAAGACATTTCAGACGCGGTAGCAAACGGTCGCATTACGCGATAGCACGCGCTCTGTAACGCCGAGAGGCGTCATGAAACAGGAGCAATACCATGACAGGTCCAGTACGTGCCCCAGGGCATCCAGACTACAGCTCCACCAGTGCATCGGGTTTCATCCCGGCACTCTGGTCGGGCAAGCTGGTTCAGAAACTCTACGCAGCAACTGTTTTCGGTGAGATCGCCAACACCGACTATGAGGGTGAGATCAAAAACCAGGGCGACACCATCAACATCCGCACGGTCCCATCGATTGTCATCAAGGACTACAAGATCGGTGGTGGTTTGAACTACGAGAAACCGGTCAGCGATAAGGTCACGCTGCAAATTGACCAGGCCAAATACTTCGCTTTTGAAGTGAACGACGTCGACGCGCATCAGGCAGATATCAAACTGATGGATGAGTTCAGCACCGATGGTGGTGAGCAAATGAAGGTGGCCATCGATACCACCTTGCTGAATCGCCATTACGCCGATGCGGCGGCTTCCAACCGCGGTGATACCGCTGGCGCGCTGTCCGGTGACATCAATCTGGGCAAGGCTGGCGCACCGGTGAAGATCACCAAGGAAAACATCCTGGATGTGTTGGTGGACTGCGGCACTGTCCTGGATGAACAGAACATCCCAGAGCAGGGGCGTTGGGTGGTATTGCCGGCCTGGATGAACGGGATGCTGAAAAAGTCCGATCTGCGTGATGCCAGCATCATGGGGGACGCGACTTCGGTCTTTCGTAACGGCAAGGTCGGGATGCTCGATCGGTTCACCGTCTACATCAGCAACAACACCACCGCGGTGGATGACGTTGCTGCTGCCAAGAAGGCCAGCAACGTGATGTTCGGCCACAAGAAGGCCATCACCTTCGCCAGTCAGATGACCCAGATGGAAACCCTGCCGAACCCCAACGACTTCGGCAAGCTCGTTCGTGGTTTGAACGTGTTCGGTTCCAAGGTCATCGACCCCAAGGCAGTCGGCAACCTGTACTGCAGCCGCTGATTCGCCTCTCCAACCTACAGGCGGCCTTCGGGCCGCTTTCTGTTCCTACGGAGAAATCCAATGATTCGCGAACTGATTGAACAGGCCAAAACTACTGATAAGGCTGGGCTGATCCAGATCCTGGCCGACCTTGGCGTCAAGGCCGACAACCGCAAAGGTGAGGATACGCTTCGTGCTGAAACGCTGGCGGGCCTAGAGCAGGCGTTGTCCGATGAACAAAAGGACATTGGTAGCATCGGAGCCGGTGCATCGCCTGAGGATGGAGATGTGCTTGCTGCACCGGTATCCGGCGAAGGCTCTCCAAGCCTTGATCAGGCTCCAAACACCGATGGCGAAGGCTCTGTACCTGCCGCACAGCCATTCATTATCGACCAGGCGTCAGGTCAGACCTTTATCTCAGGCGCTGACTTGGGCCAGGCGTCGATAGCCGCCGTGAATGTCGAGAGCCTGGAGGCAGACGGGATTGGTCCGCATCTGCTCAATAGTGAGCTTCCAGGCAACCCCGGTTTCGTGCCGCCGGACCTCGAAGAGGATGAAGAACCTGAGGAGGAAGAGGCCCGCCCGGTGAATCGTCTGTTGCGCAACACCAACACCGGCGCTGAATTTGTGTGGACCACGGAGTTGGCCAAGCTCTCCCACATGGTCGAGGTGTAAGCCATGCCGGTGACTACTGTTGGCAACATCCTGACCCGCGCCAAGAAGATCCTGCAGGAAGTCACTTCCAACGGTACCCGGTGGGCGAACACGGAGCTGCTGGACTGGCTGAACGAAGGCTACGCGGCGATCTGCAACATCAAGCCCAACGCCAGTTCGGTCACCGCTGAAATGACCTGTGCGCTGGGCACTCGGCAAACGATTCCCGAAGGTGGTTTGCGCTTGCTGGAGGTGGTGCGCAACATCACAGCCACCGGTGGCGGTCTTAGCGTCATCCTCACCACTCGGGGTGCTATCGACTCCACCCGCCGCCGTTGGCATGGCGAGCCGCCGGCTGAGGAAATCGAGCAGTACATCTTCGAGGAAGCGGCGCCGAGACAGTTCTATGTCTACCCGCCGGCCATGGCCACCAGCAAGCTGGAAATCATCTACTCATCGGTGCCAAGTCCGCACGATCAAGCGATGGCCAAGGACGATGCAGCCGACAAAATCCGGCTGGATGACTCGTTCGCACCGGTTCTGCTCGATTACATCTTGTCCCGCGCCTATGCGAAGGATGCGCAGCACGCGGCCAACCTGAACCGGTCGACGATGCACTATCAAATGTTCCAGACAGGTCTGGGCATGAAGGTACAGGCCGACCGTATGGCTGGACCTATGCCTGCGTTACCAGTCCAGCAGGAGCCTCAGCAGTGAACGTGACCCAGCTCGTCGACCAGATCCTGCCGGATGTGCCAGGGGCAGTTATCGCCTCGATCCGGGACGGTGTGGCCTGGGCCTTGCGCGAGCTGTGCACCGAAGCACCGGTCTGGAAGGTCAGTGTTGACCTGGTGGAGGGCGAGCAGTCGTTGGTGGTGGGGCCAGGCTTGGAGGCAATCCGCCTTCAGGGGCTGTTTCAGGGCGGCCGTGCAGCCTTCTGTCATGTCTTTCAGCCAACGCCGGTAACGGCAATCGTCACCCACGCACCACCAGGGCTTACCGGTGATGTGGTGGTTCGACCGACTTTCGGGTCAACAGAGGCCGTACCACCGGAGTGGCTGCTGGACCGCCACTGTGAGGCGCTGACGCTCGGGGCTTTGTATTGGCTGCGCAAGATGCCAAACAAACCCTGGAGCGACATGCAACGCGCGATGCTCGATCAAGTGGGGTTTTATGCGCTTTGCACCAACGCCCGGTCGGAGGCGCTGGCGGGTAATCAATACGGAAGCACCCGGATGCGGGTACCGAGGTTTCAATGACTTCAATTGCGATCACGTCGTTCAAGGGCGAACTGCCGGCACTCACTCCGCGCCTGCTGCAACCCACCAATGCCCAGGTCGCGCGTAACGTGAACCTGCGCAAAGGCTCGCTTCGGGCTGAAAGCGCACCGTTACCGGTGACCGGTATCACCGGTGTGATCAATCCGTCGTCGATCTATCGCTACCCTTTCGGCAATAACGGACTGGGCTTCTGGTTTGCCTGGGGCAATGGGCTGCAGGTCAATGTCGCCAAGAGCCCGCTGGCCAAAGATTCCTGGTCCCGAGTGTATTGGACAGGGGACAGCTTCCCGAAAATGGCGCCGATCGGTGTTGCAACTCAAGGAGATGGCCCGTATCCATCAGGTTTTTATCGGTTAGGGATCCCCGCGCCTGAATCAGCCCCGATTGTTGCTGAAGACAATGGCAGTACCGAAGCCCCTATGACGTTGGTGAATGCGGCCTACATTGTCACGTTCGTGTCCGCTTACGGCGAAGAGGGGCCACCAAGCCTCGCTTCCAACATTATCGCCCGGTGGGATAGCGCGAACGATCAGGTTGGCAGTCGTGTAAAGGTTCAGATGCCCCCTGTAGTCAGTGGGCCTTACAACTTGGTCACCAAGCGGCTGTATCGATCCGAGTCGGGCGGTGAGTACCTACACGTCGCTGACTTCAATATCGCCCAGGAGATGTGGGTGGATGAGGTCAACAGCGAAAACCTGGGGATCGCATGCCCGTCGCTGACCTGGGATATGCCGGATGCTTCAATGGTTGGGCTGGTCGAAATGCCGAACGGGATCATGGCCGGATTCTTCGACAATACCCTGTGTTTTAGTGAGCCGTTCCACCCACACGCTTGGCCAATCGACTACCAGATTGCCTTTCCCGACAAGGTGGTGGGTATTGGCGTGACGTCGGCCGGCCTGGTCGTGGCCACCACCGGGCGGCCTCGGCTGATCACTGGCACCACCCCCGCGGCTATGGCCGACTCTGCCCCTGATGCTGATCGTGTCTGTGTTGGACGGGGCTCTGTGGTCGATATGGGGGAATACGTTGCCTACGCCTCGACTGAGGGGCTTGTGGCGGTGTCAGGAGGGGAGCCTCAGTTGATTACAGAGGGCATTCTGACCCCGGAGCAGTGGCAGGCACTCAACCCCGCCTCAATTCATGCCTGTCGGTATGAGGGACGCTACCTGGCCTTTTATGACGGCGGATGCTTTGCACTGGCACCAGGGGAAGGCATTGAGTTCATCGACGCCCATGCGGCCAGCTCGTACTACGACATTGCCGCCTCGTCGCTCTACTTGATCCAGGGCAGCACAATCTCCAAATGGCGCGGAGGTTCTCCGATGACATACCGGTGGCGGTCCAAGGTGTTCGAGTTTCCTCCTGGCGCGGCGAATTTTAGTTGCGGGAAGGTCGCCGCCGACGCCTATCCGGTCCAGGTCGTCGTGGTTGCCGATGGAGCCACTGTGCTCGACATAGATATTCACGACCACCAGATGTTTAGGCTCCCGCCCGGGTATGCCGAGGCGCGTGAGTGGCAAGTTGAAGCATCGGGCACCACTGAAGTTTTCTCTCTCCAGATCGCGAATACACCCTCAGAGTTAACCTGATGAACGCACCCGCTAGAACGATCAGACGCAGTAGTCTGCCCGCAACTGCGGGCTCTCAACTACCAGCACAGTTGCGTCCTTTTATCTCGGCGCTCACTGAAATCATTGAAACCGGCGAAGGCAACAGGGGGGATAGTCTCGACAGAAAGCTGACCGTTCGCGACCTTATTGCCAGTGGTGCATTTAAACTCAGGGATGGCTGGCGGCCGGGCAATCCGGGAGGGCTGGTGCCTGTTCCGGACGTACCTGATCGTGCAATTCCTCCAGCACCTGGCGGCTTTCAGGGTGTGGGCGGGTTCGGGATGGTTACCCTGATTTGGAACGATCCTCGTGTTCGTTACCGCAATCACTCTCTGACCAACATCTATCGCAGCGAAAAAGACAACTTCGGTCAGGCAACGCTGATCAGTCGTGATACGGGGATGATCTACACCGATACCCTGCGTATGGATGCGGTAGATCCAGACAACCCCAAAAAGGCTTTGGGTTATTACTACTGGATTTCTTGGGTCTCCACTTCCGGCATTGAGGGTCCCCCAAACAGCGCTGCCGGGACCTATATCGAGCCCTTGCTCGACACCACATATCTGCTGGAGCTCATTGGAAAGGCGCTGGACGACACTGAACTCAGCAAAATACTGGCTGAAAGCCTCGATTTGGGGCGCTATGACACCGCCTTTGATGATTTACAGGCCCGAGTCGAAACAGCCAGATTGCTGACCAGTGCCGAAGCCTTGCTGCGTGACGACCAGGATGTCGTAATCAAGAGGCGAGTGGACACCCTTGAGGTGAGTGTCCAGAAGAACATCAGCGCCTCTATTGGCCGGCTCGAAGAGGTGATGGCCAGTGATCGCCAGGCCATCGCTCGAACTGTCGAAACGCTGCAGGCCGGGATTGATGAGAATGCCAGCAGCCTGGTGGAGGAGCGCACTGCTCGAACTACGAACGAACAGTCGGTGGTGCAGTTCTTAACCGCTCTCAACGCACGGATGGACAATGGCGAAGCTGCAGTGCTGAGCCTAAGTAGTGCAGTGACAGACCAGTTTGAGGCGGCGTCCCAGCAGTTGGTATTGATGAAAACGCAGTTCGACGACATGAGCGCGTCTTACATCAACGACCGCAAAGTGATCACCACGCAATTTGAGGCGGTTTCCAGCGAGATAACGGCCGTCAAAGCCTCCTTTGAGGGCCAGGCCGCTGCCGTACAACAAACACTGAGTGTTCACGGTGATGCGCTCAACGGGCTATCGGCTCAGGCCACGCTCAAGCTCGATGTGAATGGCTACGTCGGTGGCATTGGCGCCTACAACAACGGTCGGGTAATCGACGTTGCGATTCTGGCGGATAATTTCTGGATCGCGAGCCCGAAAAAGGCCGGTCAAGACAATAGCGTCATCAAACCTTTCGCCATTGTCGACGATGAGGTCTGGATCAACTCTGCGCGCATTCGTACCGCCTCTATCCAGAGCGGCCAGCTCGGCCCCATCAGCATTGGCAAGCTCTACTCACTTGAGGGGCAACCCATCACCACGGTCTCCGGGCGCCTGATAGCGGACGCTTTGGACACGGATTCGCTGGTGGCTGTACTTGCCAGGATCAATACGGCCTACATCGACGCAGCGCAGATCAAGGTGGCTGCAATTCGCAACGCCCATATCGCAGACGCCAATATCGATACGCTCAAGTTGAAGGGGGAGTCTGTAACCATTCCGCGCTCCTACAGCCGCCCGGAGCTGGTGACTGGGGGGAACCTGGCTGGTGTTCAATTCGACGCGCCCGAGGCCATGTATGTCCTAGTGATGTTCTCTACGCTGCCGTCCTACATCATCGTGAACAGCTCAGAGGTCACTGCTCATTTAGTGCTGAAAGCCAATGATGTGACCCTGGTCAATCAGGCAACCACCACCAACTCGAGCCTGGGTATGAGCTACAGCACTTCTGCGTTAGTGAAGGTGAATGCCGGGGCCAACCAGTTTGTAGCGAGCGTTGGTAGCAGCAACAACATGGTCGGGTACAAGGCCAGCTCTATCACGGTTTTGGGAGTTTTGAGATGAGCGATGCGCGCAGGTATGTCTTTTACTCTGGCGACTTGATCAAGGGACACGGAAGCATGAGCAGCGCTGAAGCTAAGGTGACTGCAATGCTGAATGGTCACGAAGGGGCTTTAGAACTGCCGGACGGGATCGAGCTTGATCAGGTTTACATCGAGCGGGGGAGGCTGCGGGAACGGATGAAAATGCCGGTTGCCGTGGATGGCCTGACGATCACCGGTATCCCGAAAGGCGCAACACTGGCAGCGCATGGAACCTCGGTAGTTGTTGATGACGGAATGGCAGTTCTCAGCTTCGACGAGCCAGGAGCGCACGCAGTAACTATCGCGCTTCCCCCTCAATGGCTCGACTACTCCCTGGAGGTGGTGGCGTGATCATCAACTGCACCCCATTGGCGAATCATCGAGCCGAGTTATTGACCGAGCTGGACGTCCTGGTCCACCAGGCGGGGACTCGTTTTCTCCCTTCGCCAACAGCCGCTGCGGAATACGCGGCCACGGAGCAGGAGGCGGCCAGCGGTGAAGCGGGTCCATTTATTCAGGCCTGGGCGTTGGTTTGTGGAATACCCGCCGCTGAGGCTGTCACTGGCGTTCTTGAAGCAGCTCAGCATCGCCGTTCGGCCTTGTTGGAAACCCGGTGTATTCGCCTGGTTGCCAAAGACGCCATCACTACGGGAAACCGTGAACAAGCAACTCAAGCGCTTGACGTGGCTCGTCATCGACTCGAAAAGGTAGGCAGACGATGAATTATTTCTACCGGCAAGGCCGCATAAGCCTTACCAAGGACAGCCGGGTTGCAACTGGCACAGGCACTGCCTGGCTCGGTAATGCTGCGTTAGGCGACATGATGGTGCTGGATGCGGGCGTGGTTTATGGCATCACCTCTACCGAGCTGGATGACCACCTGACGCTGGACGTGCCGGCCACCGCCCATGTCGTCAACGCACCCTATTTGATTGTTCGCTTCGCCACTGCTGCGAACGTTCGAGATCTGATGGAGAAGATCAACGAGTTTTTGCGTGATCGGCAGGTGTCGTTGGCTGAGTTCACCGACTGGATGGCCGGCACGCCGACTGGCGGACCGAGCAAAGATGGCCGATACCCGCTCACTGACCGGTTTGGCACCACCATTTATGCGCGGTGCCCTGCATTGCTGGACGCCCATGCACAGGCGATGCAGACCTCTGTTGATGATATTGGCAAGCGCATGGCCTCACTCGAGGCGAATCCTTCCGGGTACATCCTGCCTGCAGCGTCGGCGGATACCCGTGGGGGGATTCGAATCGGTAAAGGGTTGATGTTGGATGATCAGGACAAGGTTTCAGTTGATTCCAGCCAGGGCGGTATCGGAACGACCCGAAACTACACGGACACGGCGGTCACAGGGCTTGTCGCTAAGGAATCCATCACAACGCTCGTACAGCCAACCGGGCCAACGTCCAGGGTGGTGATTGGGGAGCGCTCTGAAATGCAGTACGACAGCGGCCAGAACATCACGAGTGGAGGCTACTTGGTGGCTGGTCAGGATGTGATGAGCACTCAGGGTGGAAGCACCATCGACAAGCTGGTTGGGCGTATGGTGCAGACCAATCTGACCAACAAAAGGGTCAAGGCAGGTCTCGGGGTTGAATCTGTTCTGTCTTATGTCGGTGCCACCACCACCGTGGAAAGTTTTGCAGGCTTTTACTGGGCCAACCTCCGCGGCGTGCCCAACATCGATCGGGTCACGCTGCTTGCCGCGTTTGCCAATCACGATACCGAGTCGATAATTCAGAGCATGGGCCCTTTTCTGAATGCCGATATGGTTGAGCTGTCGCCATCAGCTCATCCGGGCCTGGTCCCTGGACGCTATTACAGCAGCCCTTACGAGTTCGTTGGCAGCGACTGGATCGACCCCGGCGTCATCTATTTCGTACCGATACACCTACCGCATCGAGCGACACTCAAGCAGTTGGGTCTGAACGTCGTAAATGCGGGTGCAGGTACGGTGCGCATCGGCGTGTACGCTGCAATCAACGGCCAACCCACTCGCCTGGCGCTAGACTCAGGGAATATTGATGTGTCTACGGTCGGGGTCAAGGAGGCGGCCATCTCAAAGCGCTTGGATTCTGGTTTTTACTTCTTGTGTGTCACGACCAGCGTCCGAATAGCGATCAGTCATCACTCTGGCTTAACACCGCAGAAGGTGGCTAACCTTGGGCAAACTGTTGCGGTGCCGACGTCTATGGAGGCAACGGCTTACATCGACGGTGCACCCTACGGCCCTTATCCAGAGGCGGGCAGGGTGGTGAAATACTCAACGAAGAATTCTGAGCCACACCTGTGGTATCGGGTCTGACATTCAGATCATTGTCGGGAGACAACGATGCAAAACCTTTCTGAACGAGATTTTCTGCTGCAAGTTTTGCGTGGTGATCAGTACGCCGTGGCGTTCTGTGAAACGCTTTTTTCCCTTTCTCAGGTTCTCGACGACCTGGTTGATGGTGACAAACCTGTAGGTAGCACCACCGTCGTCAACTCCTTCTGGGATGCGTTAATCGAGCTTCCCGCCAATCCCTTCTATCGTATGCATGAGCAGTATCTGCGGCCGCAAATGGCAGTGGCGCTACAGGATTGGCGCGACAGTATGGTGCTGGAGCGTCAACCTGATGTGCATGCGCGAACCCTGGCGTTTGTGATGCGCGACCAGCTCACTGGCATTGTCAGCCAGGCAGCTTACCTGGTGGGCGGGCGTGACTGGATGCAGGAGGTTTCTCCTCAGATTCGTCTCTACTTTCACGATGAGAGCCTCAGCGATTACTTGACCTCTCTGATGCCTGAAGTACCTGCCACTGACCTAGATTTGGTCGCGCCAAGTGATAACACCGCCTCAGGGGAGGATGCTGACGAGGAGGAACAGTCATGAGCGGCGGAGGTGGTAAAAAAGGGGACAACACTATTAAAGATACCCCTGAGCAACGCTACGCAGCCCAGGTAGCTGCCGATAAGTGGAACTATGCCCAAAGCGAATTGGCGCCCGTTGAAAACGCGTACATGAAGCGCGTGGACAATATGGATTCAGGTGGGAGCATGGCTTACGTTCGCGGCAAGGCCAACGCAGGCACGCAGAAGGCACTGAGTTCCGGACTGGGGCAAGTAACCCAGGGGCTTACCCAGCAGGCGGGGTTAAACCCCAACAGCGGGCGATTCGTTGGTACCCAGGCCGACCTGGCTGCGAGTGTGGGGGCCGGCGGTGGTGACACCATGGCGCGAGCCCAGTTTGAACAAAAAGCCCAGAAGGCGGGCGGGCTGACCAGTTTGGCTGCGATCGGGCAAGGTCAGTCGGGCCAGGCGCAGGCCGGGTTGAACACGGTGGCCAGCCAGGCGGCTCAGGATGCACAGAGTGCCGCCTTCACGAACTTCAATCGCAAGTCGGCGAATCTCCAGCTTGCTGGCACCGCTTTGGGTGCAGTTGCCGGCGGCGCTTCCTACGGCCTTAACAACATGAGGTCTCCACCCACTACGACTGTTGCAAACTCCACCGTGCTCAACCCGACGGGGTCCAGCGGCAAGCTTTACGACAACGTCGCGAGTGGTGTCAACTTTAAGGGGTACGCCTAAATGGCCTATTACGTCGATCCAAGCGCCGCATTCTCTGGCGACCAGGGTGCATCTACCGTGCTGGGCCAGCTCAGTCGCGCCCAGTGGGATGACTGGAAAGCGCGTTTCCAGCCCTACGTTGGGAAACTGGCAAGCATTGCAACCAGCGACAGCTATGCCGGTGAGCAGGCTGCGACAGCGGCTGAGTCGGTCAACAAGTCCTTCGACAGCGCAAACAAAGGCCTGCAAATGCAGCAACAAGGCATGGGCCTCACGCTATCTCCGGCCCAACAGGCTGCCCAAGATCGGAAAATGCAAATCGGTCGTGCGTCTGCATCTGTGGATGCCAGCAACAACGCGCGAATTTCGGCCCGTGATTTACAAGAGCAAATCATGTCGGGCGGTATGGGCCTTGCCGGCCTGAGACAGGGGAATTAAGCCATGGCCTATGGATTGATCGGATTGAAGCAGCAGATGCAAGGAGAGGCCATGCAAGGCCTTTCCCAGCTCTCTCAGCAGCAACAACAGGCCAAACAGGCCGAGGACCAAATGAATCAGCAGGCCAAGGCCAATACCAAACAGGGCCAGGTTGGCATGGCTACCACCGGCGCTATGGTCGGGTCGTATTTCGGTCCAATCGGTACGGCAATTGGTGCAGGGGTTGGCTTCATCGCAGGGTCGTTTATGTAGCGCCTCTACCTGCATAAGCTGAAATGCTCGTCGAGCAACACAAACATATTGTCGGGAGACAACACATGGCAGGCGGATTAGATACCCGTGGTGGGATGGATGGTTTTGCCCAAGGCTTTGGTTTGGTCACCAACCTGATGGCACAGAAGGATCAGCGTGAGCTGCAGCGCGCCCACCTGGAGCAGCAGGCTGAAGATCGCCAGTACGGCCGAGATATCCAGCAGCAGGAGATGGGGTTGCGTAAGGATGACTTGGCGTACCGCCGGGAAACAGACCAACGCAATTACACCGACACACAGGACCAACGCGCCTACCTTCGTCAGCGTGATGCGGACAACGCGGAGCGCCAAGATCGTCAGTTCCGGGCTAACCAAGGTCTACAGGCTGCGAGCCTACGTCAGTCCGCAGCTCGCATGGAGCGGGAAGATCAGCGCTTTGACATGCAGCAGCAACAATTCAATCGCCAGGTACAGCAGCAGGATAAGGATCGCCAACAGCAGCAGGACACGCTTACGGCCAAATCGGCTTACGCGAAAATCCAAGCCGGCGTAGATCTGGACGAGAACGACCTCGAAGTGTTCAAACGCAATCCTTGGATGGATCCTCGCCACGTTCTGTCTCCACACATGCAGGCTGATGTGGAGACCGCCGGCAAGGTGTTTACCGGACAGCTCAACTCAAACGCTCCAGTAGCTCTGGATGCGGTGAACCGCGTATTCGGTCCAGAAATTCAGAAAGGCGGTGGAGGGCAGAAACGCATTGTCCAGGTCATGCCCGGGCAAACTAAGGGGACCGTTGTTTTTGAGCTGGAAGTCACCGGTGAGGATGGTAAAAAGTACAACGCCCCCATGACCAAAAACCGCGGCACGGCAAACGATGCCGATGATGATGTGCTGGAAATCCCAATTGAAAAGCTGGTTGATCGGGTGTCTGGTTACAAGCTGCTGAGCGGTGTTTTCAACACACCCGAGAATCGTCAGGCAGCGCAGCGATATGGTCAGCAGATGGGGCTTGCAGCACCAGACACCACGAGTAAACCGCTTGCGGCCCCGATCCAGAAGGCCGAAGACAAAGATCTGGAGGCTATTGCCGCAGCCTCGACCATGAATGATCAGCTTGCTCGCATTGGAGACCAAATCTCTACTGGGAAGCTGAACCTCGGGCCGGTTAACAACAAGCTGGCGGCCGCACGAAACATGCTCGGGGCAAGTAATGAGGCATCGAGAAACTACGGCTCTCTGAGCTCGACTCTCGAGCAGCTGCGTAACGCAAGCTTGAGATTGAACGCCGGCGTGCAGACGGATGGCGATGCGCAGCGTGCTTGGAATGAGCTGATCACCAACATCAATGATCCGGCTCTGGTGCAACAGCGACTCACTGAAATTATGGCGCTGAACGAAAAAGCCATGCAGCTGAAGACCAACATGATTCAGCAAAGGCGACACAACGCTCGAGTTGAACCATTGGATATCGGCACCGTGATCCCCCAGACGGATCAACAGCCCGGTCTGAAAATGCCAAGGGCCGAAGCCGCGCCACGTCAGCAGCAATCCGCTGCTCCACGCATTGCAACCGACGATGACTACAACCGTTTGCCGTCCGGCACTGTTTTCATCGACCCGAATGGTAAGCAGAGGGTTAAACCATAATGGCCGCTTGGGAAGATGCTCCGCTTCATGAAGCGGAGGCCGGCGCGAAGCCGGAAGTCAGTTCTGCCAGACCAGCCTGGGAGGCGGCCCCACTCGCCGCGAAGGAAGAGGCCCAGGATCGTGGTCTCATCCAGACCGTGAAGAATATGTTCACGGGGGCGGACCGGCAGACGCGTGCAACCCAAGAGCTCCCTGAGTTGCAGAACTCAGGTCTGTTCAAAGGGCTGGATATTCCTGCTGGGCAGCAAGCAGCACTTTTTGCAGCGCTGCCGACCACCACAGATCCCGGCGAAATCGCCAAGATGCTGCGTTCCAGTTCGCCTTACATCGGCATTTCTCAGGATGAAAAGGGCAACTTGATTGCAGCAAACAACAAAACTGGCGCTCAGGCGGTCATCAACAAACCTGGCCTGTCCGGGCTTGATGTTGCTCAGGCTGTCGGTATTGGCTCTGCATTCACACCGGCTGCTCGTGGTGCTGCGCTTGCCGGTGGTGGCCTCGGACGCCAAGCGCTGGTGCTGGGAGCGGGTTCGGCGGCTACCCAGACGGCTGTTGAGGGGCTGCAATCCAACGCGGGCGGGGACGTCGATGGTGGTGAGATTGCACTAGCAGGCGCACTCGGAGCAGCTACGCCTTTTGTTGCCAGTGCCGCTGGTGGCCTGGTTGATGCTGGCCGCCGGGTAGTCGGTGCAATGCGAGCTCCTGCTCAGGGCGAAAACGCTCAACTTGTACGAGCGGCTGAGCAGGCCAACATTCCGCTGATGACTTCCGATGTGTTTCCCCCAAACACATTCATGGCGCGGAGCGCGCAAGTGGCGGGGGAGAGGATTCCTTTCGCAGGCACTGCGGGTGCGAGACAAACCCAACGGGAGGCTAGGGTCGCTGCCGCTGAGGGGTTGAATACCCAGTATCCGCAGCCCGAAGCCCATCAACTGATGGACAGCCTCCAGGCGCGGGTTGGCCGCAGACGTCAAGCAGCTGGTAACAGGATCGGTAGGTACGAAACCGAGCTTGATCAAGCGGGTGTAGTGCCGTACGCCAGGACCAGTGCCGCTGCAGATGAGGCACTTACCGAGTTGAACAGGCCCGGGATTGTGGGAAGTCCAGAGGCCACGAACGAAATCCGGCAGTTCATGCAAACGCTGGATTCGGCGCCACAAACTTACTCCTCACTTCGGGAGAACCGTACCGCATTGCGCGATTTGGTCCGTTCGTTCGATGGTGCTGCTCGAAGCCAGCTGCCTACGAGGGCCCGTGCTCTGTTGACTCGAGTACAGTCCGCGCTCACCGACGACATGAACGAGGTCGCACAGGCGAATCTTTCCGCTCAAGACTTCCTCAAGCTTCGGCGAGCGAACGTGGTTTACGGGGAGGAGGCGGGTAGGGTCAGCAACTCACGGATGAAGTCGGTGCTTGATAAGGGAGATGTTACCCCTGAAGTCGCAGAAGGTTTGCTTTTCAGTCGCAAGCCAAGCGAGGTCCGGAGCCTGTTTCAGAGCCTGGATACAGAGGGAAGGCAGGCTGCCCGTGCGACGATCATTCAAAAGCTTCTAAGAGACTCACAAGGCGTAGATGGGCTGTCTCCTGATCGATTCCTGAATAATCTGAACAAAATCCCGGCTCAGGCAAACGTCTTTTTCAGGGGTGCCGATCGCCGGCAACTTGAAGGATTGCGCCAGGTTTTAGGCGCCACCCGGCGTGCCGGACAAGCTGGCGTTATGACAAACACCGGCCAGCAGAACTACAGCATCGGCGGGTTTGCAGCTGCTTCCGCCGCAGGGCTTAAAGCAATCCCTATCGCTGGTGCTATTGGTGGGTTTGCCCGTCTTTACGAGAGTGCACCGGTTCGGAACGCCCTGATTCGCCTTGCTGAGAACCCCAATACTGGCGCCTCTGCCGCGTCGGCGCGAGCGTTGGCAGCAAGGTTTTCACCCTATATCCAGGCATTGCAGTCCAGTGGAGGCGACGACGATCACGCTGAGGTCACTGCTCCAGTAAACACGCCAGTGGGGCCAGGTGGTTAGGTGATGGTAAGGAGTCCCGGCTCTCATGAGGGGTCGTGCACGGGGTCTCACGAGGTGGCCGAATGATGGTAGATTCTAACGATATGGGTTATCAGCGGAATCGACATGAGTGAAGCGGCGAATCAAACCGACAAACTTCATCTGCTCAAGCAGAAGGTGGATGCTTTTTCCAAGGCGAGAGATTGGGAGAAATTTCATACACCTAAGAATCTATCCATGGCTTTGACAGTTGAGGCATCGGAGCTGATGGAGATTTTCCAATGGCTTGATCCTCAGGAAGCCTTCACGGATCTAAGCGACAAGAAAAAGACGGCTGTTGAGCATGAGGTAGCCGATATCTTCATCTACTTGCTGCGTTTTTGCTCCGTAACAGGGATCGATCTGATCGGTGCTGCTGAGGAAAAGCTGAAGCACAACGCTGAGAAATACCCAGCTGAGCTGGTCAAAGGACAATCCAAGAAGTACACGGAGTACTGATGAATCAGCTGTTTATTTTTACCGCTGGGAAGGCTATTGCTCGAGCTCATATCAGCGACTCGATCTCAAGCCCCGTCTCGTTTTTAAAGCTGGACGCTGCCCTTCCTCCAGATGAAGCCTCGTACGTAAAGTCTCTGCTACCTGAAGGTAATGGATTCTTTGCGTGGGGCGCTGTTCCTGGCGAGAAGAACATACCGACGTGGGAAGAAATGAGCGAAGGGGACATAGTCCTCACAGCCTATGACAACCACTACCAGTACGTTTCGTCTGTATTATTCAAGCTGCATAACCGGGCTCTTGCAGAAAGTATCTGGGGACTGGATGCAGAAGGGAAAACTTGGGAGTACATGTACATCCTGAGTGAGCCTAAGCCCGTCCACATGCATGTGACATCCGAGCCTGTAATCAGTTACCTGTACAACGGTTATCGAGGGTTCACTCAGATTAAACGTGATCGCCTCGGTCGGATTGATGATGACTACGGAGACCTCAACAGCTTTGTCGCAACAGTATTTGGGGTGAGCATACCGCGGCCGATAGTCCCAATTGAGATACTGGTCGCTGAGCAAGATGCGGAATCAGAGGGTACCTTTGACCCTGATAGCGTGATCGATGAGCGTAAGAAAGTCTTTGCGGCCATCGTAAGGCGGAGAGGGCAGCCGAAGTTCAGAAGTGAGCTTCTGGAAGCCTATGAAGGGCGTTGTGCCGTGACAGGCTGCACGGTGGAAGCTGTCCTTGAAGCGGCCCATATCAAGTCATACGCAGGCGACAAAACGAATCATGTCACCAACGGAATACTGTTGAGGGCCGACATTCACACCCTCTACGACCTGGGTAAGCTGAAGATTGACGAGAAAGGGGTAATTCACCTTTCTGGCGACCTCAAGGATTCGACTTATGGAATCCACGACGGTAAGAAAATTAGTTTGCCTAGGGGATCTAGAAAGGCGCCGAACACGAAGGCGCTGAAGCAAAAGTTCAGTGCCGGCGCGCCGGTATTGGTTACGCATACGGTCACTGCGTGAGAATGCGAGCGCTCCCGTAACCGCGGTGACTAGTCGGGTGACATGAGAACGGCCAGGGTCAGTTTGATGAATTCTTCGTTGTCGTCGATGGTATGGAGAGCGCCGCGTACGTTTTCTGCCACATCAGCTGAGCCGCGCTGTTCTACCCAGTTCGATAGCTCCAAGATTGATGCCTCGAGGGCAAGTTGGTTTTCGTAAAGCTTTGAAAGCAGGGCAGGGAGTAGGTCTGAGTTCGGCAT